TGCGCTGTAGTCGTTCGGCGCGGTCTTGTTCTGCCGTGACTTCGGCTTCGACTTCGTCGGGGGTGATGTTCGGGTTGGTGCGTTCGGCTGCGGTGAGCGCCAAGGGTTTAGTGCTGACCACTTTACCATCTTCGTTGGTTTCAAAGCCGTAGGCGTTAAGTACCGCCTCTTTTTCAGCCGCAGTTTGTGCATCAAGATAGGCGTTCTCCATCTCGGCAAAGTCTTGAATTTGGTCGTAGGCTTTGGCTTTCTGCTGTTTGGTCCGGTACGAGCCATAAGCTGCGGCAGGGCCACCCATGATGCCGCCCAGAAGACCGCCCAAGATGGCGCTTTCGATATACTCGCTCAGGGCTTCTTCGTCGGCAGGGCTTATATCTAATCCAGCCTGAGCGCGTTCCAGCACTTGCTGTAAAGTTTCTGTGACACTTTCAGTACCAACACCAGCACCAATGCCGCGCCCGATGTTCTTGGCTACTTCCTTTGTGGCGAGGCTCCGGCCACCGGATTTGATTAGTTCTTGCAGGGTGCCTTCACTCAGCTTGTTCACACCGGGAATGCGCCCCAGCACTTTGGCCACGGTGCCTTCAAGCAGCGCCTGACCAGCGCCAGCCGCGATAGCTTTGCCTGTGTCGATGTCGTCAGGGTCTGTGATGTCACGCGCTTGGACTTGGCGCTCGACGTTCATACCAAAGAAAGAAGGCATACCGCCGACGATCATGCCGCCGATGCCGCCGATTACGCCACCCGCTGCGGTGCCGAGGCCCGGTACGGCAGAGCCTACGGCTGCGCCACCGATGGCTCCAGCTTTACCGCCAGCCCAGATCAACCCCATATCGGGGAGGCTCTCTGCCAACATCTGTGGAACGATGTCGCCAAACAGGGTGCCAGCGGCTTCGCCGTAGTCGCCGCGATCCCAGTAGTTCTCTACATCGTCAAGATTGGCCCGGTATTTGTTACGCTCTGCGTCTTCAGCTTGCTGCTGTTTAAGCTCGTCCAAGCTCTCTTGTGACCGACCAATAGCTGCACCAGCGACTTCGTCAAGGCGTCCGTAGCGATCCGCTACGCTCCCAAAGCCAGCACCAAACGATCCGCGATCTATGTCGGGGAACAAGTCAGGCCGTGCGCGGACCTGTTCAGGGTCCGGGTTGGCCGGGTCTGCGTTGGGGATGACCGTATCATAGACATCGTTGTTGATGTCTTCATCAGACATATCATCAGGATATTCGTAGACCCCGACATTTGGTATATCAACTAAGCGCACCATGTTCGGAGCCTATTCTGGTTTATTTGTTATCGTCAGTGCGGGGCGTCCTTTGGATTGCGCGGCAGAAGGTGCGCCGGACCCAAGCCCTGCCATAAACAGAGGCAAGTAGTTCGGATCGTTTCCGGGCAACTGCATATAAGCCAACTGGACACGTCTCAGGTCATCAGGCGTTAACTTATCGCCAAGCGTGATGTCAGCTTGTTTTATTGCTTCACCAAACAAACCCTCCATGTCGGACTTATGTCGTGCCAGCACTTTAGATGTCGGGTTGATCATCTCCTTGTATTCGTCTTTCTTCGGACCGTCTTTCATATTAACTACAGCGTCCAGCATCCGCTGGGTTGCGCCGGGCAGTTTAGCGATAGACAAGCGGTTCCCCCGATCTTTCTCACTCTCACTTGAGCGTTGCTGCATATCCAGCATCTTGATCTTATCTGCGCGAAGTGCAGCTTCGTTGCCATAGCGTGTGCTTTCAGCATCGTTCTGCATACCATACAGTGCTATCTTACGAGCGTTCTCAGCATCGATGCTGGAGAGTTCGCCCTTGGCTTCAGCGTCTGCAATGCTCTGGAATTTGAACTTCAAGTCCTGTTGCTTGGAGATCAGATCAGTCTGGCTGTCAAGCAGCTTGTCGCGTCTACCTTGAATTGCTGTTTCACCTGTGTTGTATGCGTCTAAGCCACCGATACCGCCCTGAGCGATATTGGATAGAGCATATTGACTGGTGCCAGCCGCAGCGTCAAAGCCACCCTTAGCCAGAGACAACCACATGTTCTTGTCGCTGGCGTTGTCGAGACCCGTTTCTCGCTCACCTAGCTTGGAGGCAATATCGGCATATGGATCGGGTCCGCCTGAGAGTCGCTTCAAGGCGGCAGCTTTAGTATCGGAGTAACTGCCGCTGCCAAGTGTAGGCGCGCCAACGGCCCTTCTTTGAGGTACGTTGCCAAGTGCTTCGAACTGCTTGTTCAAAGCGTCACCTTGTCCCGGAGCGCCATTCATGATGCCGCTTTGCGGGGTCGTCTGCGCGCCGCCAGAAGCTGCACTTATGCCGCCTAAGTCTCCCCTGTTCATAAAAGACATGCCCGGCATATCTTCATTAACTGGGTCCATATAAGACATGCCGGGCGCACCTGCATTAATACTCGCTTCTGCTTCGGCTACCCGACTAACTCTATCCGGATCGAAGATGGGAGGGCTTTGATCTGCAACTTGTGTGACCGGAGCAGACTGAAACTGACGAACCCAAGGGAGCGGCCCTGTATTGGCCGATCCTGTGTATGTTGGGGAGGTAGTCGGACTTCCTACGACAGATTGTCTGACTTGGCTCGTAGCAGGCGTGGGCGCAGCCCCACCTAGACCCGCTGCGGCAGTGGAGTTCCGTGCGTTACGCAGTTGAAGGGCATGAAGCTGCCGCTTCTGGAAAGGAGATATGTTGGGGTTATTAAGTACAGCAGACATACCCCCGCCAGCTTGAAATCCGCGCACAGCGCCGCCCATAGCAAACCCACGAGGTGCGCCAGTATTACCCGGCAAACCTTGAGGAGGCATAGAGGGAGCGCCCTGCATGATACCCTGCTGCTGGGGAGGCATCTGTGGGGGCATCTGCGGGGCGCTCTGAGCCGCCTGTGTGGGAGGCGGCTGGGGAATATTCTGTGCAATACCAGACGGGGCCATCTCACTGGACATGACACTTCTGAGCAAGTCTTCCTGCACGGTGGTCGTAGGAGGCGGTCCTGATGCTTCAGTTTTGTAGCGATCACGCAGGTCGGCGCGGCGCTTGGCCTCGCTGCTCACCAAATACAAAGGCATCTCGCCTGACGGCTGCTGCATTTGTTTGGCGATCTGCTGATCGGATAAGTCTTTAAGGGCTTCTTGTTGCTGGATTATGTTCATGATCCGAATGCCTTTGCTAGACCAAGTCCGCCAACACCTAAGCCGAGTAACTGGCTCATCTGGCTCGGAGGAGCAGTATATGTGGTGCTTTCCTGTGTTGGCGATATTGGCACACCACGAAGGATACCACTATAGAAATTCAACTGATTGCGATCATAATCGCGCTGGTTCATGAAGTCACTATACCCCATATCCAAGCCAGCCTGTGTTTGTTCGTCCATGGCACCACCAACGCCAGCCAAGGTCTTACCCCGGTTGAAGGCCAGTGCATCGTTGGCCACACCCTGAGTGCGAAGCTGTTCCGCGCCAGCCATCATGGCTTCACGGTTGCCGGAGAAGACATCTGAGTTAAGCGCACGGTTCTGGAGATCACGCCCTTGTTCTTGGCCGAAGATGTCCGCACCGCTCTGGTACGCCTGAGCCAAACCTTGGGTGTTCATCTCGTTTAGTTGCATATTGCGTTCGCGGTTGGCGATCTGGTCCTGCACAAAGCGCCTGTCGCCACCGAAGGCCCCAGCTTGCATGGCGGCATCGTTACGGCCAACCTGCTGCTCGTTGTAGTTCTGATCCAACCGGGCTTTCTGGGCGTCCAATACATTGGTGATGTACGGGTTCATGTACTGTTGGGCCACGCCAGTGTCTGTGTAAGACGGTAAAGCGCCAAACTGATCTTGGGCGCTGCCACCTGTCGCTACGTTGGTAAACGCCGCTTCTGCGTCGGTAAACGCCTGTGGGGTTCCGGCAGTGGCTTGGTCCCGGAGTTGCTGGAACCCGGCTTGGGTGTCCGCACCCGGTTCGGCAATGCGCTGGCCTTCATAAGGAGTGTACTCCGTAAGGCTGGCATCTTCAGTGCGATCCAACAGACCTGTGAAGTACGGTTCTGCGTAATCAGGTAGATTGGATTGGTTGACCGTCGATGTTGATGGCGCTGGCGCTGGAGCGCTGCCGCCGCCGCCTTTACCGAAACAGATGCCGCGCAGGATCATGTCTTCCTGTTCATTATCTGACCAATCTTCAGGACCATCGGTCCAGACTGTTTTATGCAACATCTTGTTTCTCCAATTCAACTTCATCGAAGTTCTTCTCGCACACCATATATGCGGCGTCCCAATCGAACTTCTTCAGGAACCGCTCCCAACCTTTACGCCCGACTGTTTCCAAGCCTGAGCAATCGTTTTCTCTTGCGTAGCGCTCTAGGGTTTCCAAGAGTTCTTCGTGCCACGCCCCGATGTTTTCTCCGCCAATAAACATAAGATTAAGCATCTTCTTTAGCGGATAATGCTCAATTCTCGTAACGAGAGCGCCTTCTGCTTTGTTGTCTTCATCGAAGAACATCCACAACTGGCGCTCATCTTTAAGCAAAGCCTCCCATATACCAGCCATATTCTCGCGCCCATGGGCCATCTCAATAGATTTGGCGAGATGCTTTTCCACGTCTTTGGCGACGATGTTGAAGGCTCCTGAAGGGATCAGTGAAACACTCATGCAGACATGTCCTTGCCTACGATGGCTTTGCGATCAGCTTCGAGCTTGGCCATCATGCCGTTGCCTTCGTATTCATCGACTTGGGCCTTCGGCATGATGTACTCGCCATCAGCGACACGAACTTCCTCGACGGATTGGCCGTCTTGGGTGATCTGTGCCGGGATACTGTCTGAAGTGCCAGTGCCGGGGCCTTGGATCATACCACCAATACCCTCTTGGCCACGTTGAACTGAAGATTGCTCGGCAATTACTTGTTGGCGAAGCTGTACAAAAGCCTTCTCGCCATATGTCTGGATGAACTGTTGAATAGCTTTCTGCGGCTCAGGGTGCTGCCCTGCGATTGCAGCGACTGCGCCCATAACAATCGGGTTCTGTTGTATCTGCTCCATCTGCTGGGCTTGCTGCGGGGTCTCTGGCTGAAGTTCGCTGGGAGTTACTTGACCACCTTGCGCCCAACCATCAACACCGCCATCGCTGCGTCCGGCGGTTGCGTCACCTGTGTCGCCGTCCATGCCAGCATCTTGGCTACTGCCGCTGCCATCGTTGCCCCCATTGCTGCCGTCTGTGCCGTCCAAACCATAATCCCAACCGCCAGAAACATTAGAGCCAGTGGGGCCTTGGGCCGGGTCGGAGCTACTAATCATGCTGCCCACCGTGGGCGCACCTATCGCTTGCGATCCAGCATTCATAACACCGCTAGTTATGGCGGGGCCGATGCCGCCAGTGAGCGCACCGAAAGCTACGTTTGCAGCCACTTCACCCCAACTGATGCCGTCATCAGTATTACCGATTGAGCCGGGAGCGCCGTCTGGTGGCCCGAAATGTGTGTCGTTGGCAGTGTCATTCACATCAGCGGGATCACTGGTAGGGTCCTCCCCGCCGCCGCCCAACATCGGAGGTAGGCTCGGCGCAGGAGAGGGGATCGACGGTGTGAGAGCGGAGACCACCCCCGAAGTACGGGGCTGGGTGATCCCAAAGCCATAGTTATGCTGCGCGCCCATACCGGGCCTGTATCCAGCGCCCGGCTGGACGATACCGCCAGCGGCGAAGCTCTGGTCGTATGTGCCAATGGGGTCCAGATATGCGCGTTCCGGATCAATACCGGGGCGGTAGCCAGCGGGTTTCGCTATGAAGCTGCGCTGGTTGCCTGATTTCTGATAAGGGCGTTTGGCGTAAGTCTTCTTAGTAAAGTCAGGGATAGCTGGCTGTTGGCCAGCACCTGTCAATGAGCCAAGACCGCCACCCATAGCGCCGATACCGAAGGCTGCTGTGCCGATTGGGTTGCCTGTGATGGCGTTCTTAGCGGCTTGCCCCCAACCTACCTTATCGCCCAAGTAGTCCATTTTATCGCCAAAACCCATCTTGGTGTACGCAGGGTTGGTTACTGTACCTTTGCCATAGTCGGCTATAGACGTTCCAGCTTTTTGGAACATATCGCCAACCGAACCACCATCCACTGTCGATGCTGAACCTCCGGAGAAGCTCGCAGATGGGGGTAGGAACTCAGCCTTTGGAACAGGGGTTGGGTACGATATAGGACCCCCACGGCCCGGTATGGAGTTCGCTACATTATCAAACGCATTAAAGTTAGACGAGGGACCAGAATTTAACCCATATCCGGGGCTTGCTGCGGTCATTGGGTGAGGGTTCGCTGCGCCCACATAAGGTGTGTTTAGTACACTGCCCGGTGTCGCTGGGGGCGCTTGTGGCGCGCTCACCAAGGGGAAGGCGGCTTCTCGTGCTGCGGCGTTCGCCATAGCCTCTTGTGTAGGCACAGCTTGTAGGGCCGCTGTCTGTTGTGCGGTAAGTACGCTTGGTGGCGCGGCTGCCATAGATGCAGTCATAGGTGCAGCGGTCTGGGCATAGATAGGATTGCCAGCGGCTTGGCTCATGTTAAAGTTCGATAAGGACGCTGCATTGCCGGGGGGAGTTAAGTTCAGTAAACCCTGAGCATTCTGCCCCACGGCTTCTGAACCAAGGATGCCTGAGCTACCTATAATCTTCGTTGGGTCAGCATTAGCCATTGTTGGAGCCAAACTGGCTTCCGTGGCTGCATCAACGCCAGCGGCGGTACCACCCGCAGCATTCAACATCGATCCCATGCCGAAGCTCATCAGCCCCCCTGCCATCGCTGTACCGAAGTCGTCACCTTGGGCTAAAGACCCAGCAAACGAGCCAAGTCCAGCGCCCATTGCAGCGGTCAGGCCAATACCCATGCTGGGAGCTAACCAGCCCCCCGCAAGAGCGCCCAGCAAGGGTAAGAACGCTTCAGGTTGTCCGGTGTCGGGGTTGGTTGTTAACGCACCTGTAGGAGATAATTGAGCCAGCGCATCGACTTCGATGGGGTTCATGTGGACCATCATCGTATCGCCATAACGGCCTTTTGATGCTAATTCAGCGGCTTGTTGTCTCATAATTAGACCCCTATGGTGTCGAAACTGTGACGCTACCTAGCGCCGTTGTGGCAACGAACGTGTCCGCATACGCCTCTCCTGCCCGGACAATCTTCAATATACCATCATCCGAGAAGATATCGCCAGTCCTTAAACCTGCGCCGTGTTCTTGGGTGTTGGTTAGATTGATAGCGGTGAAGTTTCTTTGGCGTGTCGAGTTCAAAATATCGATGGCGTTTTCGAGCGCCCGCACTAACTGATCCAAATAGCGTATATCTACCTGCGCTCCATTCAAACGAGGTAGGCGTGGTATTACGACTTCTGTTTTTAAGACTGAATTACTCATTGACGGCCATCTGACCTGACCCGCAAACGAGGTTCACCTTCACGCCATGATACGCCAGTGGCGCTGTTTTCAATACGGTACACGAGGCCACGGCCCCGCACTCTTATGGCGGATTGCTTGGTGAACTGCTCCACAGGGCTTGTCGCAGAGCGCGTTATCGCACTGGCGTCCCCTGTACCGAGCGCGCCACCGGGATAGTCTCTGGGGTATACTGTGATAGAGACTGCCGGGCTTACTGCTGTGGACCCAGCGAACGTAACATCCGGCAGCAACTGATCAACAAAGGCATACTGGTAGCCTTCGCCGGGGATCGGCTCAAAGATGGCACTCTCTGCATGTGCTGCGATAGCTGAGACAGGCGAAGTGGAGCCGTCATCTTGGCCCAACTCATGGTTATAGAGCATATTGTCTGTGCCAGCGGCTATCGGGTAGTTATTGTGGCTGCGATCTATCCATGCAGTCCGCACCAACGTGCCGTGATACCAGATGTTCTGGGCGAAATTAAAGGTCACGTAGCTATCGACTTCTTCCGTGGTCGTCGGGTAATGCCAAGTGACTTCGCTTTCGCCACGGTTTATGCCAACAAACGTCTTTATTTTCTGTGTTGCGTTTATGTTCAAGAACACATGCTCGCGCAGACTACATGGGAGTGTTTTCACAGTGCCATCGTATATGTAGAAATTCTTTGATCCCATCCAGTATGTTATCTCATCAACTTCGATTGCAGCGTTAGGCGAAATTATCGAAGTATTGGTTGACAGGAGTTTGGTTCCGAAGAAATACGGCGCGCCCACGTAGTTTACAGCATTGAGCGAGGTGTCGGTCCACACCAGCACTTCACGCTTTGTTACAATGCCTGTAACTATTTGTGAGCCAACATTTAATCTTAATGATCCGGCGCTGTTGTCTGTGTCGGGGGTCCACGTCAACAAACTCTCTGCGTCAGGCCACCGGATCAGCATTGTGTCTTGTGTGCCGATGTCATCGGTGGGATCACACCCAAGCGCCAACACATGGCGGACTTCAGGTACTATAAGAAGCTTACGGCATATTGTGGGCGCGGTGTCGGACCCGGACAAAGAAGTTATATCTACGGCTCGTGTGCCTGTGCCAACTGACGTGTCCCAGTAGTAAATCCCGCTGTTACGAATATTAGCCAGTAAATCTTCACCCCAGTTCGCCAAAGACCACAACCTGAGTTGCGCCGTGACATCCACGGCTCCGGTAGAAGCCTCGCCCCAAGCCTCTGCCCCAAACGTGTCAACACCCCAACCAGTGCCTACCACGGCGGTATCCAGACCAACACTAATTTGATAAGCAGCCACTACGTTCGCACCGCCCTCTGTGGCGTCTGCGCCTGCGGCGACGGCGGACATTGTAACCACGTAAGTATTAGCGTTCGTGATGCTGTCTATGACGTATTCAGAGTTCATGACCCCCGCTGTGAGGGTCCCATCACCGCTTGTCGCGCCAGAATACGTCACATAATCACCCGCCACTGCTCCATGAGCCGTATCCGTCACGATAACTTCAGCAGAAGCCGCCGTAATAGAAAAGGGGTTTGTGTTTATGGTCGATGAAGCTCTTATGGGAGTGATATCGTAATAGCTTTCCCCAGCCTCCGTATAGAGTTTTATGTTTGTCCCCAAACCAAGTCGGTTCTCCCCCTCTAAAGAAGTCCACGGGAGGATCGATCTGCAAGTACCAAGGAACGTAGCTGTGGCGTAGGCCACCCATCCACCAATCTTCTCTGGGTAACCTTGGCGAAAACGTACTTTATCAGTGTCATACCAAGTTATAGCGCCGCTGCTGTTGGTGCTTTCTTTATCAACACCGGGCTGGAATTTTAAGGTTATGAAAGGCATTACAGTAACACCAATGCTCCAACAGTTGCGCCAGCCATAGCGGCGGCTACGTCCTTACCACCAGCTAGTCTCTGTAGCCACTCAGGCTTACCATGCTGCTGAACGAAGTAATAGATAGCAGTGAGGATAGGGCCGATGGCAATGTACGCCATAAGTTCCTGTCGGCCTGTCACCTGATCAGCTACGAAGCAAGTCACCAACGTTGGTATGGAGTAGCGCATAAGACTATACTTCCAGTCCTCCCACTTGGTGTATCCCATAGCT